GGAGAAACCTCAGGACTAGAGAGGAGAGAGAAGGGACATGAGTATGGGATATACTAGATGTCCTTTCTGTGGATCAGGAGAAGGGGAGAGATTGTTTGCTGTCGATAACATCTTTGAATGTTACTGCCTAACATGTAACACCTCGTGGGAAGAACAGGTTAGACAGTACGAACCTTTAACACGTCATCAACAGTGGATGTTAGAGGAGTATGGTGAGGAATGATAGCACTAGGATTAATCTGCATAGCAGTTATGATTGGTGTCATGTTTCTAGACAAGGACTACGAGAATGTAATTGGACTACAACTGGTAGCCATGCTAGGAACTGTACTGGTCCTGAGTATAGGAGTATGTTTAACATATCTAAGATAAGTTATAGGTAATGTTACAGGGGGTTCTGGCATGGTTGTAACTTTAGAAACTGACCAAGACTTATTTGAGCATCAGCTTGAACTTGAAACTGACATGCTAACAGGGGGTATACAACGCTTTAGGAAGGCCAGGGATAGGTCTATCGAATCGGGTAGGGAATCACACACGGTACACGGTAGAGCTATCATAGCCCGCCTTGTAGACGCTGTTGCTGTCGGTATAAAAGAATGGATAGACAATCCAACAAACATATCAAGAGACATAGCATGGAAGCGTGTCAAAGGTATGGATGTAGAACAGATAGCATATCTGTCTCTCGTCTGCTTGGTAGATAGTATAAGCAGAAAGAACACGCTACTCTATGTGGCACGTAACATAGGACTAAGCATAGAGATACAAGACAGACTAGACAGGTGGCTCAGAGATGAAGGGAGTATAGCTAACAACGTCATACGTGAGGCCATGAAGAAAGCCTATGGTGCTAGACGCTACGGCCTGACACACAAGATGAACAAGGATGGATACCAGCATACAGAATGGGAGAAGCCAGAGCGTGTGCATGTAGGGTTTAGAATGATTGACATCATCATACAAACCACAGGTCTAGTTAAACTACACACACAACAGACGGAACATAAGCGTAGAACTACGTATGTAAAACCAACTGAGAGTACCCAGGAATGGATAACTACTTTCAATACATACATGGAGACATCTCTACCACGCTACTTACCGTGTGTCATACCACCAAAGCGATGGACATCTGTTCGTGGAGGTGGGTATCATGGACATGACATTGCTGAACTACCACTAGTGAGGCGCAAATGAGTTTATCAAAACATTTGAATAGGCTATCACAGCAAGACTTAACAGAAGAGTACGCCTGTCTCAATGCCTTGCAGGATACTGAGTGGCGTATCAATACTAAAATCTTGGAGGTTATTCGTAACCTTTGGGACAACGGACAGGCATGGGGTAAGCTGCCTGCCAAGGATGACCTACCATTAGAACCTTATCACTTCACTAAGGATAAGGAAGAGATGACTGAGGATGAGAGGGAGGAGCTACGCAACTGGTCACGCAAGCGAAGCATTGTCTACTCCGAAAACAACCGCAGCTTGAGCAAGCGCATACAAGTAGAGAGAACCTTACAGATAGCAGAACAGTTCGCTAAGTATGATAGGTTCTACTACGTGTGGCAGAATGATTTCCGTTCACGCAAGTATGCAGCCAGCACCTTTCTCTCTCCTCAGTCTGCCGACTGGTCAAAGTCTATGCTAGAGTTTGGTTACCCTATGGCTATCAACAACTGGGATGATGCACGATGGCTGTGTATTCATGGTGCTAACCTGTATGGTAACGACAAGATAACACTGAACGATAGAGAACAGTGGGCATGGAACTTCTCTGATGAGGCGCATCGTATTGTAGATAACCCATATGATAATCAGGCATGGCTTGAGGCTGACAAACCATTTCAGTTTCTTGCTTGGTGCTATGAGATGTCTGCCCTCAACAAGCAGGGATGGGGATACGAGACACGTCTGCCTGTGTCTGCTGATGGTAGCTGCAATGGACTGCAACATCTGTCAGCTATACTGAGAGACGAGAGAGGAGGCCTTGCTACTAACCTGATACCATCTGATTTACCTCAGGATATATACACTCAGGTAGCAGAAGAAACTATTAGACGTGTGCAAAAAGATAACCATCCACTAGCTAAGGCCTGCCTACCCTTTATAGATAGGAAGCTAGCGAAGCGGCCTGTTATGATAGTGCCTTACTCTGGTACTCGTCATGCTTGCAGAAAATATATTGATGAGGCATTGCGAGATAAGATAAAGGAGGGGATGCCCAATCCATTTGGTGAGGATTTATTTGATGCCTCTGCCTATCTTTCAGGACACATATGGGACTCTATCTCCGGTGTCATTCAATCTGCAAGGCAGGTTATGACGTATTTAAAAACCATTGCAAACATCTATGCTGACCACAAGAAGCATATGGAATGGGTAACACCAACAGGATGGTTAGTCTTACAGCAATACTTTGATACGGAACAGAAGAGGATTAAGACACACATCTCTGGTAATGTAGTATCGTTATCCTTTCCAAAAGCATTAAGCGATACTGTACATAAGAAACGTACTGGGTTGGGTAGTAGCCCTAACTTTATTCACTCACTTGATGCGGCAGCTATGACCAAGACTATCAACAAGTGTATGCAGACAGGGATACAAGACTTTGCTATGGTACATGATAGTTATGGGACACATGCTCCCAACATGCTAGCCATGTCAGAAATTCTAAGAGAGGAGTTTGTAAGAATGTATGAAGAGCATGACGTTTTGACAGAGCTAAGACAACATGCTATTCTTACGCTTGGAACAGAAGACATACCTGTTCCACCCAGCCGAGGTAACTTAGATTTATCTAACGTACTAAAATCAGAATACTTCTTTGCGTAGGTTTCTAAAGTTACATCTAGGCATTATCACAACGAGGCGATAGGAGAAAAATATATGCTCGTTATAAAAGGCAATGCACTCTGGGCTAAAGTGTTTGAACCAGACACTCGTTATGTACCAGAAGGTGAGTATAGTATTCAGGTTAGTATGCCTGAGACTCAAGCCGCAGAAGTGTGTGAACAACTAGAGAACATGGCGCAAGCCAAGCTATCAGAAGTTGTCAAGGAACAACCTAAACTCAAGGCTGTCCTGTCCACACGTACTCCGTTTGATCTTGATACTGACGAGGCAGGTAACCCAACGGGTAACATCTTGTTTAAGACTAAGATGAAAGCCCGTGTTAAGTCTCGTGATGGACGGGTGTATGAACAGAAGCCCGCAGTGGTAGACGCAAAGCGTACACCAATGGACGGCTCTCAGTTGATAGGCAATGGCTCACTAGTTAAGGTAGCTGTTGAACCTGTACCATACATGATGCAATCAACTAAGCAGGTAGGCGTCACACTACGTCTGAAAGCTGTACAGATTATTAACCTTGTAGAGTATGGCAAGACTGCTACCTCTATCTTTGAAGAAGAGGATGGGTTTGTAGCCAGTGCTGTACGCAAGGACAATAACTCAGATGTCTTTCAGGATGAAGTAATTGACGATGCTGAAGGGGACTTTTGAGGAAAGGGTCATCGTTGATCTAAGTAACCGTGGCGTTTCATTTGAGTATGAACCAGACAGGATTACATACTCAGTGGAACGTCACTACATCCCAGACCTTCGACTGTCTGACACGTTGTACGTAGAACTGAAGGGATACTTTAGGCAGGATGCCCAACGAAAGATGAAGGCTGTTAAAGAACAGCATCCAGAGTTGGACATTCGCTTTGTATTTCAGAACGCTACGTCTACCATACAGGGAGCTAAGAAGAGAAAGGATGGGTCAAAGATGACCTGTGCAGAATGGGCAGACCGTAATGGTTTTGTCTGGGCAGAAGCAACAATACCTGAGGAGTGGTTGAATGGGTGATATATCAGACGGCAGTGAACAGAGTGCCTTGGATTCTCTTGAGTATGTAGAAAAAATTAAGAAAAAAATTAAAGACTATATGCAAATAACAAAGAAAGAGTTCTTCATTGTATATGGATATGAGCCTTACTTTGGTGTGTGGAAGACAGCAGGTTTAGTTGAACATCTTCAAAAGCATTGGAGTAAGGATGACCTTATTCATCATATGCTGAAAGAATACACACCAAGGAACAGAGGTCTGCTACTAGCTAAAGTCGATAGAGAAAAAAGAGAGATGGCAGCATGAGCATCATAGACATGAGTGAGGAGATTGTGTCTGAGGTTGATGTCAATGTAGAACTGGATGCTGAAGGTGTTCGTATTTCTGTCTACGTTGACGAGTGTGAGGTAGCAGACTTTGTAGACTATCAGACGATGGCTTACAAAATGGTAGCCGACAAGGAGAAGTATCCTAATGAGGTACTAGCTACGATAGCTGAAGAGTTAGCCAAGGTCATTGATATATTTGAGGAGGCAACAAAAGCCCTGTGGTTTGAAGATGATGAATGAGGAAGCAGAGTTCATACGACACGAACCCTGTCCTCACTGTGGCAGCAGTGATGCCAACGCTCTATACAGCAATGGTAATCACTGGTGCTTCTCATGTGAAACCCTAACCCCTGCCGACAAACAGACTGAGGCGGTAGCTATGCTTGAAACTGTTGATAGTGTGTTCCTAGATTTGGAGTACATGGAACTAAAGAAACGTGGCATCACTCAAAAGACTTGTGAGTTCTGGGGCTATGGTGTGTCCACGTACAAAGGACAGAAGGTACAGGTTGCTAACTACCGCAACAGAGCAGGTGACTTGAAGGCGCAGAAGATACGCTTCGCTAACAAAGACTTCACTGTTGTAGGTACACTCAAGGATGTTGGTCTGTATGGTGAGCATCTATGGAGGGATGGAAAGGGTGGTAGGTTCATCACCATAGTAGAGGGTGAGCTTGATGCACTCTCTCTGTCGCAGGCTATGGATAACAAGTGGCCTGTCTGTTCTCTGCCTTCAGGCTGTACCTCTGCTAAGAAAGCCATAGGTAAATCTATTGAGTGGCTATCTAAGTATGAGTATATAGTCCTGATGTTTGACAATGATGAACAAGGACAGAGGGCTGCTAAAGAATGTGCTGCTGTCTTGCCACCTAACAAGTGTAAGATAGCGACGCTGCCTCTTAAGGATGCTAATGACATGCTCGTCAATAGACGGGTCAAGGAAATGTTAGATGCAGTATGGGAGGCCAAGACCTTTAGACCAGATGGTATCGTAGCTGGCACAGAGATGTGGGATACGATCATTGCTAATGATGACAACTACTCAGTCCCCTACCCCTTCACTGGGCTACAGGAAAAGACTGGTGGCTGTCGTAGGGGTGAGATAGTCACACTCACGGCTGGCTCTGGAGTAGGCAAGTCACAGTTAGCTAGAGAGTTAGCACATAACTTCATAAGGCATGGGAATATTCTAGGCTACATCGCATTGGAAGAATCAACCAAGCGTACAGCACTAGGTCTTATGTCTATCGAGATGAACAAACCACTACACCTTAGGGGTGAAGGTGTACCACAGGAGGAGCTACGCCGTGCTTTCGACGCTACCGTTGGGTCTGGTCTTGTTTATCTATATGACCATTGGGGTTCTACTGATAGTGACAACCTACTCTCCAAGATACGCTACTTGGTTCATGGATGCGGCTGTACCTATATTGTGCTTGACCATATTAGTATTATTGTTAGCGGTCTAGAGGGAGGAGATGAACGTAGGCTAATCGACAATACAATGACAAGGCTTCGTGCTTTGGTTGAAGAGTTGAACTGTGGCCTTGTTCTTATCTCACACTTGAAGCGTCCGTCTGGTGACAAAGGACATGAGGATGGCGCACAAACTAGTATGTCACAGTTGCGTGGTAGTGCTGCTATCGGACAGCTAAGTGACATCGTGATAGGATTAGAAAGGAACCAACAAGATAAAGAGAACCCACACATCAGTCAGGTGAGAGTGTTAAAGAACAGATGGTCAGGTGAGACAGGGCTATGCTGTTCACTAGAATATAACACAACCACAGGACGAATGACCGAGGCTCACTTCCAAGATGAGGACGAGGACATAGAATTTTAACCAGTGCGGAGACACGGTATGAAATGTATATGGGATATAGAAGCAGACAACTTACTTGAGGAAGTAACACAAGTATGGTGTCATGTGTTCAGAGATGTAGAGACTGATGAGGTCCATACCTTTGACCCAACCCAGTTACAGCAAGCTATAGAATTTATGGACAAGACTGATGTATTAATTGGTCACAACATTCTAGACTATGACTTGCGTGTTATGGAAAAATTACATGGCTACACCTACAAGGGTGAAGTCATAGATACGTTGGTATATTCACGAACCATATGGCCTGATGTAAAAGAAATTGATTTCAAGTTACACACACGGGGTGACTTCCCCACCAAGTTAATAGGGCGACACAGCCTGAAGGCTTGGGGCTATAGGTTAGGAGAATTAAAAGGTACTTTCTCTGATAGCAGCGAGAACTTCGCAGAGTATTCTGATGAGATGCTTGCCTATTGTATTCAAGATACCTTGGTTACAAAGAAGCTCTATGAAAAAATACTTTCTAAAAAGTTTAGTCAGTCTGCCCTTGATATGGAAATGGAACTGCACACTCTACTAATAAAGCAGAGGGACTATGGGTTTCCGTTTAATACCAAGGCAGCACAGGCTCTCTATGCTACCCTTGCCCAACGCAAGGCTGACATTGAAGCTGAGTTGCAGGAAACCTTTGAGCCTACGATTGTAGAACTAAAGACTAAGACCAAGACTATTCCATTCAATCCTGCTTCACGTCAGCAAATAGCTGATCGTCTGATGAGTAGAGGATGGAAGCCTGAGGCATACACCGAGACAGGTGAACCAAAGGTAGACGAGACTGTCTTATCCTCTATCGAAATGCCAGAGGCAAGGCTACTCAGTGAGTATCTACTACTGAACAAACGAATAGGGCAGCTTGCTACGGGTAACCAGGCATGGCTCAAGATGGAGAACAATGGTAAGATACACGGAAGCGTTAATCACATGGGTGCTGTCACGTCTAGGTGTACACACAGCCACCCCAACCTGGCGCAAGTACCTTCTGTCGGTGCTGTGTATGGTAAAGAATGTAGGGAGTTATTCATTGCACCTCCCGATTATTCTCTTCTCGGTGCTGATGCTTCTGGTTTGGAGCTTCGTTGTCTTGCTCATTATATGGCCTCTTACGATGGTGGGTCTTACGCTAATGAAGTAGTCAATGGTGACATCCATACCAAGAACCAAGAGGCTGCTGGTCTACCTACTCGCAACAATGCCAAGACATTTATCTACGGATTTCTGTATGGTAGTGGCGATGAGAAGACAGGGCAGATTATAGGCAAGGGGGCGAAGGAAGGTAGAGCAATCAAGAAGAAGTTCTTGACTAAGCTACCTGCCCTTAAGTACCTGAGGGATGCTGTCTCTAAAGCAGCAGAGGATCGTGGTTGGGTTAAGGGTCTAGATGGTCGCATCATTCCCATAAGACACAGCCATGCTGCACTGAATACTTTATTACAAAGTGCTGGTGCTATAATCTGTAAGGCATGGTACGTATTCATATCACGTGCCATCAAGAAAGCTAACCTGGACGCCCAGATTGTAGCGTTCATCCATGATGAGGTGCAGCTAGTAGTAAGGAAGGGACAGGAAGATGCTACAGGGAAACTTATTCAACAGTGTATGCGAGAAGTACAACAGTACTTCAACTTCAGATGTCCCCTCGACAGTGAGTACAAGTACGGAAACAACTGGGCAGACACACACTAAGAACTGTAATCATTGTTCTATCGAACTAACTCCTGATGTATGGACAGAAGGTAATGCTAAAAATTATAACTACATTTGTAGAGTTTGTGATAGCATCAAGCGTAAGAAGAACAAGCTAAAGAAACTAGCTAAGAATATTGGAGCCGATACCCTACGTTCATACAACCAAGTTAAGTCAGGAGAAGTGTACATCATTGTAAACAATGCTTGGCCTGGCTGGGTGAAGATAGGCATGGCTGTCTATGCTGAAGACAGGTTGAACAAATATCAAACAGGTAGTCCTCTGCGTGACTACAAACTAGTCTATGCTGTCTATGTTAAAGACAGGCGCAAGACAGAACGAGAGGCACACAAGGCTGCTGAAGCTGTGGCTGAACGCAGTGGTGAGTGGTTCAAGATGTCCATAGGACAGGCAAAGGAATGTATTCAACATGGACTTTGATTTCTTTTTTAAAGTCATACTCACAGCCAGCTTCTTTGGTGTGAGTATTTGCCTTTGCATTAAGTGGCTTGTTGAATCCTACCTTGATTGGGTTCAGGTTATGACAGGCATAAGTGTAGTTACTTTCGCACAGGAGAAAGAAGCTATGCAACGAATGGAACGAGAAGCAAGGAGGGGAAGAGACGATGACGATTTTGCTAGTTGATGGAGACATCGTAGCATACAAAGCAGCAGCAGGAGGAGAGACACCTATCAACTGGGGTGATGGTCTATGGACATTACACTCCTATGAAGAGGACGTTGCACTACGCCTGGATACTTTCTTGTCCAACCTAGTAGATGAAGCACCTGTTCAGGATTGTATCATTGCTCTGTCTGATGCTGAGAACTATCGTAAAGAACTTGCCCCCTACTACAAAGCAAACAGAACAAATACACGCAAGCCTATGCTATTGAAGTGGGCAAGAGAGTATTTGAAAAAACAATATAACACTATAATTTATAGGAGGCTTGAGGCGGATGATGTCTTGGGGATACTGGGGACTGCGAATACGGATACTATTATATGGTCTGAAGATAAGGACTTACTCACTGTACCAGCGAAGCATTGGATTGGTGGAGAGGTTGTGGAACAATCTTTGGAACAGGCTGACTACCAGTTCTACGCTCAAACTTTGGCAGGGGATACTACTGACAACTATGCGGGGTGTCCTAAGATTGGTATGGTCACTGCCAAGAAGCTGCTGGATGATGATTGTTCTTGGAGTACAGTTGTTGACGCATTTGCTAGTAAGGGCCTATCGGAAACTGTTGCGATAGAGAACGCTAGACTTGCTCGTATTCTACGGAACGGTGAGTATGACACTGACACATGCGAGGTGAAACTATGGACTCCACAATGACGGACATGGTGAACAGTCCACCTCACTATGCTGACGGCAAAATTGAAACCATTGACTACATAGTAGATGTACTAGGTGAATGGGATGCCATTAGTTATTGTCATGGTAATGTTATCAAGTACACAGGCTCTCGCCTGTTCAAGAAGGGTAAGCCTGTCGAGGATGCGAAGAAAGCTATCTGGTACTTGAATAAGATGGTTGAATTATTGGAAAAAACTAAAGGAGTAAACTGGTAATGAACTTATACGACTACCAACTACAAGCAATGCGAACTGCTGTATACAATACCACACATGCTATCATGTATCCTGCACTGGGACTGGCTGAAGAGGCTGGTGAGGTAGCTGGTAAGATTGCTAAGATGTTACGGGATGACATCAAGCTGGACGACCAGAAGGAAAAGATTGAAGCAGAAATGGGTGATGTACTATGGATGCTTGCTGCCCTTGCCAAAGGATGTAACCTGTCACTACAGACTATCGCCGAGAAGAACCTCGAAAAGTTAGCGAAGCGTAGAGATAAGGGAACCCTTCAAGGCGAGGGAGATGAGAGATAATGGATGCCTACCAATCTTATATTCATGCTAGTCGATATGCTCGATGGCTAGAGGATAAAGAACGTAGGGAGACGTGGGAAGAAACTGTAGACCGTTGGTGGAACTACATGACTGACAAGTTCCCTCCTCTCTCTAAACGCCAGGATGTCAAAGCCGCTATATATGATCTAGAGGTTGTGCCATCTATGCGTACCATTATGACAGCAGGCGAGGCACTAGATAGAAATCATGTTGCGGCTTATAATTGTAGCTTTCTTGCTGTCGATGATCCTAAAAGTTTTGACGAGGCCCTACTTGTACTGATGTGTGGTACGGGTGTGGGCTTCTCAGTCGAGCAACAGTTCGTTAGCAAACTGCCTGAAGTACCAGCAGACATACACCCTACTGATGAAGTTATTCAAGTAGGAGATAGTAAGGAAGGCTGGGCTAAGGCACTACGTCAACTCATATCTCGTCTCTATGCTGGTGAGATACCAAGCTGGGATGTATCTAAGGTACGTCCTTCTGGTGCTAGACTTAAGACATTTGGTGGACGTGCGTCAGGTGCTGAACCTCTTGAGAATTTGTTCAAGTTTACTATCGGCATATTTAAGAAGGCTGCTGGACGTAAGCTCACTAGCCTTGAGTGCCATGACCTTATGTGTCAGGTAGCAGCAGCAGTTGTTGTCGGTGGTGTACGCAGGTCTGCCATGATTAGTCTGTCTGATCTTAACGATGACCGTATGCGTCACGCTAAGATGGGTAACTGGTGGAACGAGCAAGTCAATCGTAGTTATGCAAACAACTCCATCTCATTTACGGAACGTCCAGACATGGGGAGTTTCCTACGTGAGTGGTCAGCTATCTATGAATCTAAGTCAGGTGAGAGGGGCGTCTTTAACCGTGAAGCGGCGAAGGCTAAAGCAGCAGCTATTGGAAGAGAAGTCCGAGATGATTTCGGAACCAACCCCTGCGGAGAAATTAGCCTTAGAAGCAAACAGTTCTGCAACCTCTCAGAAGTTATCATCAGAGAAACAGACGGAACAGAAGACCTCAAGAGGAAAGTTGAAATCGCAACTATCATTGGGACGATTCAATCAGCCCTTGTGGACTTCAAATATCTGTCACCCAAATGGAAGAAGAACTCCGAGGAAGAGAGGCTCTTAGGTGTATCTCTAACAGGTATCTTTGACCATAAGATTATGTCAGGCCAAGGTGAGTACGAGAAGAGTGTACTTGCTACTACTCTAACACAGTTGCGTAACCTTACTCGTGACGTGAATAAAGAGTGGGCTAAGAAGTTAGGCATACCAGCATCAAAAGCTATTACTACAGTCAAGCCAAGTGGTACTGTGTCACAGCTTGTCAACAGTGGTAGTGGTATTCATCCACGCTATGCTAAACACTACATCCGTAGAGTACGGGCTGATGTTAAAGACCCTCTCGCTGACTGGATGAAAGACCACGGTGTACCATGTGAAGTAGATGTGTACAATCCACAGAATGTGGTGTTCAGTTTTCCTATGGCATCTGCTGACAATAGTTTAACACGGCATGATGTATCTGCTATCGAACATCTTGAACTATGGCTGACATACCGCAAGCACTGGACTGACCACAACCCATCAGTAACTATATATGTTGGTGATGATGAATGGGCAGAGGTAGGTGCATGGGTCTGGAAGAACTGGGATGAAGTGTGTGGCGTATCCTTCTTACCTCGTGAGGATGATAACCATACATATGCACAAGCTCCCTATGAAGAGATTACACAGGAACAGTATGATGAATTGAAAGCAAAGATGCCATCATTAGACTTCTCTAAGTATACAGAAGCATATGATAATACAACATCTTCGCAAGAATTAGCATGTACTGCTGGAGTCTGTGAAATCTAAAGTTACAACATTAGCGAAAGTTTGTGAACTATGAGAGTATTAGGTAACGATTTTAATATAACAGATGGATTGCTCCACCACCTACGCAAGTTGTATCCTGACAAACTTCCGCTTTCGCAAGTTACCCCTGAGGAATTAGCGTTCCTTAGGGGGCAACAATCAATCATAATTAAACTTGTTGAATTACAAGAACAAGATTTCGAGGATGAATAAACATGGGTGGACTATTTGCTCCAAAGATGCCCAAGCCTCTACCTCCTCCCGCACGGGCTATCAATGCTATTACTGAAACACCTGCTTTAGAGTTGGTAGATAATATCGTTGATAAAAAGAAGAGAGGTAAGAAGGCTCTTAGAACAGAACTAGTAGATAAAGTATCTACACAAGTAGGCAGCATGACCTCTGGTTTACAGATACCACAGGGAGGAGCGTGATATGGGCGCACCTCCAGCCCCTAAGAATGTTCTTAAGCCTAAGAAGGTTTTAAGAACGATTAAGCAAGAAATTATTAAACCAGCAATATCACAAGGTGAAAAGCTAATATCTACCGCTGAAGATGTAGGTAAAAAAGTTGTTAATACTGTGACCAAGATTCCAGAAACTGCTGTAAAAGTCGCTGAAAATGTTGGTACAACAGCTTATAAAACTGCTAAAGATGTAGGAGGAACAGTAGCTAAAGCAGTTTCTCCAGCCGCACCTAAAGCAGCAGCAGCGCCTTCAACGGCAGCAGCAAGGCAACAGGATGAAGAGCTTCAGACAGTTATTGAGAGCGGTGCGTCTAATATGAAACGTAGGCGCAAAGGAAAGAGAGAATTGAAAGCTCAAGTTATACAGCCAGCCGCAGCAAACGTGGGCGGTGAAGGCACATCAGGTCTAAACATTCCGACAGGATAATTAAATGCAACAAGATGTAGGAACAGTAGCAAAACGCTACAGTCAACTAGAGAGTGAACGTGATACGTTCCTTGAACGTGGACGTGAAGCAGCAAAGCTAACTATCCCTACTCTTCTGCCAGACGAGGGACATAGTGGATCAACCATCTATGCTACACCGTATCAAGGCATTGGAGCAAGGGGTGTAAATAACCTTGCGTCTAAATTGCTTCTTGCTCTGCTGCCACCTAATAGTCCTTTCTTCCGTCTGACGATTGACGACTTCGATCTGCAAGCTATAGCAGGTGATAATCGTGGACAGGTTGAGGAAGGACTAGCACGTATTGAACGTGCGGCAATGCAGGAAATAGAAAGCAAAGCTATTCGTGTACCTGTCTTTGAGGCTCTCAAGCTGCTTATCGTAACAGGTAATGCACTTGTGTACATGCCCAAAGAAGGAGGCATGAAAGTATTTAGACCTGACCGCTATTGTATTAAGCGGGATACAATGGGTAACCTACTGGAGATTATCACTAAAGAAAGCGTATCAGCCCTAATGCTTCCTGATGAAGTGAAGGCTATGATACCTCCTAGTGAGACACCAGTAAAGAACTATGATTTATATACACATGTTAAAGCCTCGTCGAAAGGCTTTGATGTACACCAAGAAGTAGCAGGAATAGAAGTTCCTAAGTCACGTGGTACATTCAAGAAAGACAACAGCCCCTTCATTCCATTACGCTTTATCCGTATTGATGGTGAAGATTATGGTAGAGGTTTCATTGAAGAATACATAGGTGACCTTCGTAGTCTTGAGGCTTTAACTCAGGCTATCGTACAAGGCAGTGCAGCCTCTGCCAAAGTACTATTCTTGGTACGTCCAAATGGCTCAACCAAAAGCAGGGATTTAGCTAAAGCGCCTAATGGTGCGTTCCTGAATGGTGATGCTAACGATGTTTCAACTCTACAAGTACAGAAAGCAGGTGACTTCCGAGTATCTCTAGAGACGATGCGTATGATTAACGATAGGCTTTCAGCAGCCTTTCTGTTAAACTCGTCTGTACAACGTGCCGCTGAACGTGTAACCGCTGAAGAAATTAGGTTCATGGCACAGGAATTAGAGACTGCCCTTGGTGGTGTGTACTCAATTCTATCTCAAGAGTTTCAATTACCACTCATTAATCTTCTTTTGGAAACACTTACCAAGCAGGGTAAGATGCCTCGTATGCCTAAGGACAGTGTTAAACCTACTGTTGTTACAGGTATCGAAGCATTAGGTAGAGGACAAGACCTAAATAAACTCGCTACATTCTTACAATATCTTCAACCATTAGGTCCAGAAGTTATTGCTAACGAGATGAATTTAGGAGATTACATTGATCGACTTGCCGCATCACTGGGTATTGATACATCTGGTCTCATTAAATCACCAGAACAGAAAGCTCAAGAACAGATGATGATGCAACAAATGCAACAGCAACAAATGTTAGAACAGGGAGCTATGGGTATGGCACAACGTGCTGCACCTCAATTAGCAAAAGCAGCCGTCGAGGAGTAATAGATGGTAGATAGTGTAAATACTTATCAGGAACCGCAGCCTGAATCTCAGGAATATATACAAGCAATGCTTGAAAAGGAATTAAACCCTGAGGATGTAGATCGTCCTGAGTGGTTACCTGAGAAATTTAAAACGCCAGAAGACATGGCGAGAGCTTACTCTGAACTGGAGAGCAAACTAGGACAGGGCAATACAGAACAAGTAGAAACAGAAGAGGTCTTTGAAGGTACTGACTATACAGGTACTGAGTCAGCCTCAGAAGTTTCTGAATTACTGGATAGCCGTGGCCTAGACTTTGACGCTTTTCAACAAGAGTATTATGAAACAGGTGAACTATCACCTGAAGCATATGCTGCACTAGAAGAGGCAGGCTTCTCAGAAAGCATGGTCGATTCATGGATTGCAGGTCAGGATGCACTAGCAGCACAAATGACAGCCAACATGCAGTCCATTGTGGGAGGCAGTGAAGCATATACAGAAATGATTACATGGGCTGCACAAAGCCTTCCACCAGAAGAAGTGCAAGCCTATAATGCAACAATGGAAACGCAAGACCCTAATATTATTAGACTTGCTGTTCAAGGTCTTTACGCACGTTATCGTTCTGAGGCAGAACCTCGTCTTATGCAAGGCGACACAGGTGCTGTATCCACAGGTGGGAAGTTTGAAAGTACTGCGGAACTCACTGCTGCAATGAGTGACCCCAGATACGCTAGAGACCCTGCCTACAGGCAAGCGGTGGCTAATAAGTTAGCAAAATCTAGCCTGTTCTAATTGTTGCGTTGGAGTAGGGGGTTCGTCCCCCTCTCCTTCTAAGCACATCTTACGAGGTGTTCTTAGAAGGGGCAACCCTATTCTCAAAGTTACTGATGTCAATTACCCCTGACCCCTTGCGAGGGACAATCTGTTGGAGAAAGCGTAGTAAAGTTGAGGCACAACTTTAACTAAACCAAACGAGGTAAACAAATGGCACAAGCCGCTTCAAACCCTGCTTACACTGTAAGTTTCCAGGGTCAAAATAACCTCACAGGTGATGTTCGTGACCTCTTTCTTAAGCTGTATGCTGGGGAAGTCCTGACCGCCTTTGAGGAAAAGAAAGTCCTTATGGACAAAGTGCGTACTCGCACAATTTCAAAAGGTAAGTCTGCATCATTCCCAATGAC